CGGGATCAACCGATCACAGCCTGGAAAATGAGCGTCTATTCCTCCAGCGTGTGCAGGAGTGGGGGGCGGATCATGCACGCTGAAGCATTCCGATTTATCCAAACTGCGGTTGACTGGTTGGGCGATACCAGCAGTCTGCGGGTGGTGGAGTTTGGCGCGCACAACGTGAATGGGTCTCCACGCGCATTATTTCCCGCGTCGGTTGTCTACATAGGCGTTGATCCCTGGCCCGGGTCGGGCGTGGATGTAGTCTGTCGGGCGCAGGAGTTTAAAGGGACAGGATTTGATGTTTGCATCACTGCCGAGGCGCTGGAGCATGACCCGGATCCAGCAGGGCACATCAATGCCGCCTGGCAGGCGCTAAAGCAGGGTGGCAAGCTGATCCTCACCGCAGCGTCTGACCCGCGCAAACCGCACCGTTGCGATGGCTCAGAGGGCGATCTTGCCGGTGAGCACTATGCTAATGTGAGCCGAGAGCAACTGGCCTTGTGGCTGAGTAACTGGCGTGGGGTAACTATCCAGCACGATCTGTTACACGGCGATATCTATGCAATGGCGGTGAAGCCATGATCCTGGTGACCGGATGCAACCAGCGTTATCTCGGGCGGATCATGCCGTATCTCGATACGCTGAGGATGTACGCGGATTTCCCTGTACACCTGATTACAGTGGGTTTCGAGGCAGACGCCAATCACATCAGGAGTTTGCCGCTCAGCCGTGAACAAAACGCTGGCGCGCCGCCAGAGACCGAGAGTATCCAGCACGGCAGTTTCTTGCAGGTAGTCAAGTGCAAGCCAGAGGAGGTGATTATCTACACCGATGGCGATTTTGGGATGCAGCGCAGGATGGACGACAGCGAGCGCGAGTACTTAGACATCAAAGACAACCAGGTTGTTATCGGGTATAACTTTGGCCCGCAATCCACGTTGATAAATGACGCGCACCTGCTGGGCGCTTATCGCGGCGTCGAATCGCTTCCGTTGGAATGGGGAGAAATTGTCAACACGGCGCAAGACTGGAACGCCGGATTTATGGCAATGAACCGGCGCACCTGGGCGCGTTTATACCGAGCATACATGCTGGATTGGGAGAGAGTCTGTGGGACGTTTCAGCACCAGGCTCGACAACAGTGGCTGATCTCCTATGAAATCGCCGCGTTGGGCCTCGATGTAAAAATCTGTCCGTGGTCGATTCACGCACATGGTCACGGTGGATTGAAGCCGGGCATGGAACATCGGTCTGATGGTCTCTATGCCGATGGGAAACTAGCATTGTTCAGGCATTATCTATGATCGATTATCTGATCGTTGGCGCCGGTCTTTTCGGGGCGACCTGTGCGCGCGTCCTGACTGACACTGGCCGCTCAGTAGTGGTCATCGAACGCCGAGGTCATATTGCCGGGAATTGTTACGACGAGAACTGGAGCGGTTGCTACGTCAACCGCTACGGCGGTCACATTTTCCACACCAGCAGCAAGCGGATCTGGGAGTTTGTAAATCGGTTTGCGGAATTCCGCCAGTACGAGCACCGGGTCAAAGCCCAGTTTCAGGGCAAGACCTACAGTTTTCCTCCTAATTTGACAACTTTCGATCAGATTGGGATGAAACCTGGGCCGGAAGCTGAGCAACGCATCCGTGAGATGTTCTTCGTGGGCTACACCACGAAACAATGGGCCAGGCCGCTCCACAAAGTATCTGCAAGCGTGGTTGGGCGGATACCGATCCGTTACACCTACGATGACCGCTATTTCTCCGACCGCTATCAGGGACTGCCAGAATACGGTTATACCCACATGGTCGAGAAGATGCTGGCTGGGATACCGGTCGAGTTGAACACCGATTTCCTGAGCGACGTGGAATACTGGCGCGGCAAGGCTGCAAAAGTGATCTATTCCGGCCCGCTGGACGCGCTCTTTGGGTTTGAGTTTGGCGCGCTTGGCTATCGATCGCTGCGGTTTGAGACCGAGATGCTTTCGGTTGACAACTATCAGGGATGCGCGACGCTCAACTACACCGATTTACATATCCCCTGGACGCGGGTGATGGAGTGGAAACATTTTGGGTGGCACAGCCAGCCGAAGGGTGAGACGATCATCACACGCGAGTATCCGGCGGCGGACGGCGAGCCCTACTATCCTATCAAAGACGCCCGGAATACTGAGCTGTATGCTCGGTATGCTGAGAGGCTCTCAGAGTTACCCTGGCTGATGGTTGGCGGACGGCTGGGCAGTTACCGCTATTACAACATGGATCAGGTCATCGCCCAGGCTCTGGCGATGGCAACGAGTCAGTATGAGTAGTCCTATTGGGATGCATGACGAGTATTGCATCCCGCCGCAGTACGAATGGATTGGCCGAGTCAGGCGATATTCTAATGTCGTTGACCTCTGGCTTGGAATGGGAAAGGTGAAATATGGCAAGGGCGACGCTCGCAAACATTATTCAGCAACTGCGCGAGTTAGCGCACGCAGGGACTGCCGATTGGACGCTGGGAACAGCCAATTTCTGGGATGCTGACCAGTTGCAGTCAGTCCTGGAGCGCTATCGCACTGATCATTATCGAGTCCAGTTAATGCCGGTTCAGCAATATTCGGGCGGGTTGGCGGTCTGGAGAGATTACCATTCGGGGCTGTCTAACCTGGAAGCGACCGACGGCGGGACGGCGATTTTCTATCTGGAGGACGCGATCGGGAATCCGGTCAGTTCGACACTCTACACCCCGGACTATCTGCGAGGAGTGGTGAGTTTTGCGAGCAATACTGGCGGATCGACCTACTATCTCTCCGGGCGATCTTATGACATGAACCGGGCCGCGGCGGATGTGTGGCGGCGTAAGGCGAGTTATTATGCCAACCGATCTACATTCTCGACCGATAACATGCGGGTCGAGGCTGGAGCGCTTTATCAGCATGCGCTGGAAATGGCCGAATCGTTCGAACAGCGCGCTCAGAGCGGTCAGGTAGCACAGATGTATCGCAGTGATGTGGAGTTTTGACGATGCTTTCGCAGGATGATCTTGATTTCATGCGCGGTCAGATCGGCCAGCTTATGCCGGATGTCTGCACGATCCTTGCTCCGGTGGACGCCCCGGATGGCCAAGGCGGCCATATTCAGACCTGGGGAACGGTAAGCAGCAATGTGAGCTGCCGCATTGATCCGGGACGGAGATTGTCGTTTGAGGCCCTGGCCGGCGGAGCAGTCCAGCCGTTCGATTTCTGGATTTTGACGCTGCCCCATGATACCGTGATCAACGCTACTCACCGAGTCGTGTGCAACGGAGCGCTGTACAACGTCGAGGGCGTGGATGGCGGGAAGTCCTGGAAGGCCTCGGTTCGGGCAACATTGAGGCAGGTATGAGCAGGATTGTTGTAGACACCAAAGGGATTGATGTGATCCTGGCGCGAATGCCCGGTAAAACGCAGGAGCTCCTGGACGCTGGAGCACAGGCGGTTCAGGGCAGAGCAGCCACGCTTGCGCCGGTTGACACTGGAGCGCTGGCAAACAGCATCCATACTGAGAATGTGGGCGAACTTGCGCGTTGGGTAGTGGACGGAGTCGAGTACGGCATTTATCAAGAACTCGGTACGTCGCGAATGTCCGCGCAGCCATTTATGGGACCTGCTTGCGAATGGGCGCGCCCGCAGTGGGCCAAGCGTTGGCGGGAGTTATTTGAGGCGTTATGAGCGACTACTTTGGAGCGATGGGGACGGCGATCTACGGCCAACTTGCGGCAGGCACAGCGCTCATTTCCGCGCTGGGCGGGACGGCAATCTATGCCGATCAAGCGCCGGATGGGGCGGCGCTACCCTATGTGGTTTTCAGCCACCAGGGGGGCGGCCCGGACACATCCTCGGGGTCAACTTTGCGGGAAGGCGTCTGGTTTGCACGAGCGTATGCCGCAACGAAGGCGGCGGCTGCCAGCCTGGACGGTTTAATCGATGCACGGTTGCACACACAGAGTCTAAATGTTTCGGGTTGGACAAATATCTGGTTGGTCCGAGAGCTTGATCATGCTCTCGTTGAAAACCCGCCAAACGGAGAAAAAATCTACATGTGCGGCGGGACGTATCGCATAACTATAGCTAAGTAAGGAGACAAAAAAGATGACTGCTTTTTCGGGTTCTGCACTGTATCTCGCCTGGGCTTATTCGGGCGGGACTGTAATGCTGCAAACTGACTTCCGTCAGTTCGCTTGGGAGCCATCGCTGAATTTGATCGATTCTACCGCCGGCGCGGACACGTTTCAGGAATCGATCCCAGGGATTGGCATCCCCGGCAATATCTCGCTGACAACTGTCATGCAGAGCGGCGGGACGGCATTGATCAGCGCGCTGGCCAAAGGCAACCAGGGGACGCTGATCTTCGGGCCCGCGGGGACTGCAACCGGTCAGCCAAAGAGCTCGATCCCGGCCATCTCGATGGGGCCGCGTTACTCACAACCCTATAACGATGTCGTTGAGTTTTCGGTCGATTTCCATCAGTCCGCGCAACACACCGATGG